TCATATGGTCAATCCTGTGGTACTCTGCATGTAACTGCTGGCTATCTCTTTGTTGGTTCTCACTATGGTCAGAATGTGTTGCACATTTATCCATTGTTCCTGCAATGTCGCTGTGAGTGCCCAGGGCTGCATGCCTATGCCTGTTTGTGTCTGCACCATGCACATGGGATTACGAACACACACTTCAGTTTCGTTGTGTTCTATGATCCTGGTGACCAATTCTTCCTTGCTGTTGAGTTTGATTGTGAACACATCTGTGTTGTTCACTTCCTTCATAAAACTATTCATTTTTTCCTTGATTAAAATATGCTTTGAGTTGATCGTACCCACCAATGTATTCGCCATTCAATATAATTTGTGGCACTGTTCTTGCCTGAGGTATTGATTCCAGCAGTTGTTCTCGGGTCCACTCCACACCTATCATTCTTTCTTCAAACGCAATGCCTTTGTTTTTTAACAGTGTTTTGGCCATGTCGCAAAAAGGACAAGTGACCTTGCTCCACACTATGGTTTTGTTTGATTCTGACATGCTTGTATTATACACTATTTAATAACATAGTGTCAATGTCTTTTGTGTTTTGATTACAGTTTGAATTTGGAGAACGTCTCTTTTTTGATATCTTGTTTGATACCGCCCACTATGTAAGAAGTTATTTCTGTTTCTTGTGGAGCTATCTGTTCACCTCTGCTGCTCAACCAATTGGTGGTCCAAGGTAGAGGATTTTGAGTGGCTGGTGTATCAAATTCTGGATCAAATCCCAATGCTTTTAATCTTTTGTTGGCAATGTGTTCTACATATTGTCCCAGTAATCTTTCATTTAAACCTATGATAGAACCATCTCGGAACAAGTGTCTTGCCCAAGCCTTTTCTTCTTCCACGCATTTTTTAAACATCTCAATCACAGTTTTGTCTTCCTGTTTGATTATTTTTAGAATGTCTTTGTCGTCACCTTTTTGCCATGCTTTGATCACGTGTGTGGTCAGATTCAAATGTGTGGCTTCGTCTCTAGCAATCAATGAAAGTATCTTGGCAGAGCCTTCCATCAGTTTTAATTCTCCAAATGCAAATGTACAAGCAAATGACACATAGAATCTTAAACCTTCCAACAGATTCACATTCACCATGGCCAAATACAATTGTCTTTTTAATTCTTCTGCACTGCCTTTGTTGTTCACAGTGTACTGCAGTGCCAGTTCGCCAAACTTGTCATAGTTCTCTGTCACACTCACAGCTCGCTTAGTGATCTCTTTGTCGTTCAATATGGTGTCAAACACTTCTGATGGATCTGAATAAACGTTCTTCATGATGTGTGTATAAGCTCGCGAATGTATGGTTTCAAAGAAATCCCAAGTCACAATGCAACCTTCCAGCTCTGGATTAGAACAATAAGGTAAGAAATTCAAACTGGGTCCTCTGCCTTGCACAGAATCCAACAGTGTTTGATATTTTAAATTTGAAGTGAATATGTGTTTTTGTTCTGGTCTGAACCCAGCAAAATCTGATCTATCTTTTTGCAGCGATACTTCTTCAGGTCTCCAGAAGTAGCCCAGCATGGTTTGATTTAATTTGTCAAACTGTGGATATTTGAATATATCGTATCTTTGCACAGATAAATCTTCTCCAAAGAACATAGGTTCTTTGTTCCAATCCACTTCATTTCTATTGAAAATTGTTTTGCTCATTATCCTTTTAATATTTTTTTATTGTTGTGGGTGGGACGTTCTGGAAAAATCATCCAACACACGATATAAACTATCAGTGGCAGCCAGAAAAATAATGTGCCCAAAGCAAATGCAATTCTCAATCCTATTTTGCTCAAGCCCATTTTATGTGCCAACCCAGCACAAACTCCAGCAAAAAACTTATCGTCACTGCTTCTGTACATATTATTATTCTGTTCCATATTTATATCGCACAAGCATCACAGGATTCAGCATCGTCTGTGGGTGCTGTGCTTATTTTAACGCCTTTTTCTGGCAATGTCAAGTCTTCTGATCCATCCTTAGCATCCACGGGGTCAATGCCAGATGGTTGTAGATCTTCTTCGTCGCCTTTGAAGTCAAATGTGTTTTGGTAGTAGGAAGTTTTCCATCCATACTTGTAAGCATTCAACATGTCACCAGCCATCACACTCAGCGGCACTTCATTGTTGTCATAGTTGAGTGGATTGTAACTCCAATTGCCTGATATGGCTTGATCAAAATACTTTTGCATCATGGCAACGACTTTGATATATCCATCATTGCTGGGCATGTCCCAAAGTAATGTGTATGAATTTTTTAATTTTGGAAAGCCTGGTATCACCTGTTTGAGTGGCCCTTTTTTACTTTTTTTAATGCTCAACAATGCTCGGGGTGGTTCAATACCGTTGGTGGCATTGCTCACCACAGAAGAACTTTCACTGGGCATCTGTGCTGACAGTGTGCTGTGTCTTAATCCATACTGTTTGATGTCTTTTCTCAATGATTCCCATGCCATTCTTGTTTTGTGTGGCACGATCTCATCCACTTCTTTTTTGTAAGTGTCTATGGGCAGCAATCCATCTGAGTATTTGGTTCTGTTGAACAAAGAACAAGCACCTCGTTCTTGTGCCAATTGATTGCTGGCTTTTAATAGATAAAATTGAAATGCTTCGGAAAGTTTATCCACGGCTTCCCAAGCGGCTTTGTGATGATATTTTACTTCCTGTTTGGCAAGATAGTGTGCCAGTCCAATATAACCTATGCCCAGTGAACGTCTTGCTTTGGTGGATACTTCTGCGGCTTTCACAGGATACTGTTGATAGTCTATAATTTCTTCCAATGCTCTCACTGCTAGATCACACAGTGGTTCCAATTCATCCAAATCATTAATTATACCCACATTGATAGCACTCAATATGCACAATGCTATTTCGCCCTTCTCATCATCAATGTGATTGATAGGAGTGGTGGGCAATGTAATTTCTTGACATAGATTGCTCATGGATACTTTGTCTTTGAATGAAGAATGCGAATTACAATGATCCAAATTCATTATGTAAATTCTGCCTGTTTCTGCTCGCTCTTTTAATAGATCAAAAAATAGTTCTTGTGCTGCAATGGTTTTTTTAGAAATTTTTTTATCCATTTCATATTTTAGATACAAGTCATCAAATGACTCTGTGCCAAATGCATCATATAATCCAGGCACTTCGTGTGGAGAGAATAAAGTAATTTCTTCATCATTGATAAATCTTTCATAGAACAATTTAGAAATCTGTATGCTGTAATCCAGTCTTCGCACTCGATTGTCCTCGGTGCCTTTGTTATTTTTCAATACCAGTATGTCTTCAATCTCGGAGTGCCATATGGGGAAGTGTACAGTGGCATTGCCACCTCTCACGCCATTCTGTGTGCAACATCTCACTGTGCTTTCAAATTTCTTAAGGAATGGAATCACTCCTGTGTGCTGTACTTCACCACCTCTTATTTTTGAGTTGATACCTCTGATCCTGCCAGCATTGATACCAATGCCTGCACGTCTTGCCACATACAGTCCAATGGCCATGTCACTGCTGAAAATACTAGAAAGAGTGTCGTCACTGTCAACCAGTACACAACTGGCAAACTGACGAATGGGAGTTCGCACACCTGCCATCACTGGCGTGGGTATATTGATCTTATGAGTGGATATAGCATCATAATATTTTTTAATATACTGCATTCTTTTCTTTTCAGGATAGTTCATAAACAGTGTGGCAGCAATCATCATGTACATGTCTTGTGGTGTTTCGTACAGTGTGCCTGATGAACGATCTTGCACCAAATATTTGTCCACAATCTGTCTCAGTCCTGCATAGGTAAAATCTAAATCTCTATCTCTGCGTATCCAAGTGTTGAGTTTTTTAATTTCAGTCTTGTTGTATTTGTCCAATATGGTTTTGTCATACACTCCGGATCTAATATTTCTAATGATCAGTTTTAACAATGGTAGATATTCATAATCACCATGTGCTTGTTTTCTTAGATCATACAGCAGCAATCTTGCTGCGGCATATTGATAGTTGGGATTTTCCAATGTGATCAAGTCGTTGGCTGATTTGACCAACACACTTTGTATGTCTCTGGTGCTGATGCCATCATAAAATTGTATGTTGGCGTGCATTTCTATTTGTGATGCTGAAACTCCTGATAATCCTTCGCAAGCCTCTTCCACTACAAAATGCATTTTATTGATATCAAGTGGTTCCAGTTCGCCTGTTCGCTTTTTAACTTTGATCTTAGAAGAATTCATTTGAGTTTGTTCGAATTAATTGTTGTGTATAAAAGTATATTTATCTAATTTATAAGTTAAAGTAAGTATATTGCGAAATGTATTGATTGTCAAACTCTTTTTTCAATAAAATGGCAGAATTTTCCACCACGCAATATTGATCATCCAATGCCAATGCCAGACTGAAATGTTTTTTATCCACAGGATTTGGATTCTTTTCCATGCATTGTAACAAATCAATGTTGCTGCGGGCAAATCTGTCAGTCAATCTCAGTGTGTACCACATGCCCAACAGTCTATCCACATTGTTGTAATCATTTTTTTCTATCAAATTCCAAGCCTGTGGCCAAGTGACTCTGTCAAAAAAGTTTGTTTTGGTGTGTGTGAGTGGACACAGTCTATACAACTGTGTGATGTCCTGCAAAGGTTGTGTGGATTTTTCCAAGTAGTCTCTAAACTGTCTCCAACAGATCAAACGTTCAGTGTAATCACCAAAAAATATTTGAGGTTTAGGATTTGACCTTGACTTGAAAAAGAATGGTTCCAGCGTCATTCAGTGTGCTATCTTTGGTTTGAACCAACACAGTGTCTATCTGAGTATCTGCATTGATGTCAGATAATATCACGTTGAAATCCAAATTGGTGCTGTAGGTTGAATCTCCCACATAATCATATGTGTCTGTGAGACTGGTGGTGTTATTGTTTTTGTTCACAGTGATTTCCAAAGTGCCGTGTCTCACTGCGTTCACATAGGTGCTCTTGTAAAGATAATACACCACATAACTCTTGGTGATGTCTGCTGGCAATCTGAATGAATTGGTGAATCCCACTGAATATCCCACGTTGATACTCAATGAAAATGTGTTGGTATTGTCCACATACCCTTGAATCTCTGGCACATAGGCTGCAGACAATGTGTAGGCACTTTCAGTGGATAATTTTTTAGTACGATCAAAATAATCATTGTGTGAAGCATTTTCCATAGTTTCAAATTTAATCACACTGTACACAGCATTGGCTTCTGTGCCTCCATCATTGCCCACGCTTTCAAAACTGTTGCTGATGCTTTTATTGCCTTTGCCTTTGCGAACCCATATGCCCTGACGATTGATATCTATGAATTGTGATTTGCTCACTGTGTTATTGAAAGGAGCTGTGTTTTGTCCAGGTGATCCCAACACAGTGTTTTCTCCAAACACAACGCCATACTGACAATTTTGAAACATACAGTTTTCAAAATGATTTTCTGCAACATCGTAATCAGAATGCACAGCTTGTTGAAATTCATTAATTTTAATACTTTTAAAATTGTTGTTGGCAGTGGTCACTGTGCTGCTGATAGCTACCATCTTGATGGCAAAATTATCTGTGTAAGAAGCGCTGGTGCTCCAATCTCCACCAATTTTAATATCTTCAAAATCACTGTTCACACAGTTGTCCACTAGGATGGCTGGATTGTTGCCAGTGATGTTCAGTGTCATGCCTTTGATGGTGATATGACGTGCTTGATTCAATGTGGTTGTGGCTGCTCTGTTGCCGGCCACTCCAGGAGTTCTCAAACCATTCACTGTTTCAAACACTGGAAAATTTGCAGTCTGTGTGATGATGGTCTTGTCACTGCCGTCTCCAATCAGTGTAGTGAATGGTGGAATTTTTAAACTGGCATTGATGGAATATGTGCCTGCGGGTATGAGCAATTGAATTCTGCTCTGTGGATTTCCCACTGTGGCAGCATTCACATACAACTGATCAATGGCTCTTTGAAGTTCTATCACTTCATTGCTGCCTGATCCTTCAGCACCAAATGCTCTCACACTCACTGTGTCATCCAATCTCTGTTTCAGTGTGCGTTGAATGGGTGATCCTGATGACGCGCCTGTCTGCACAACCGTTTCGTTACCGTAGATGTATTGACTGCTGAGTTCAAATAAATTGTCGTGTTCTGTGAGCAGTTTGGTATTGCCCACTGAAGGAGCGCCTTCTGCCACTGATCCATTTCCAATGAATAATTCTTGTGTGTCCATGGCCCAGCCAAGCTCACCACCTGCCAGTTGGGGTATGCCTGAACCAGCACCTGCTTGTCCTCTGCGTACTTGAATTCTGCTTAATGATACAATTGCCACGTGTTTGCTCCTAAATCTTGTGTGTTATAACAAGTGTATTTATCGACTCAGTTGTGGATTGTTATGCGTGACTTGCTTGTTTCTTGTAGTATTGCTCCACTCGATCCCACCACATGTCTGCATATTTGTTGTATTGCATGGGGGTGATATCAAACTGTTGATAGGTGAAGTCGCGGCTGCACATGAACACGTGTGCTTCACGTATTTCACTGTGATACACTTTGTTGTGTGCTTCGGCATAGGCCACCAGCTGTAAAAAATAATCTGTGATCCACTCCAGCTTCTTGGGCTTGTTGGTCTGTTTGAAATCGATGATGCAGGGCGCTCCTTTGTAGGTGCCCACGCAGTCAGTGGTGCCTGCATAGATCTGTGGGAAGTAAAGACTCACTTCTGAACCCCACACTTCATCCACATGCACCAATGCATTTTTGCCCACTACCTGAGCCATCTGGTGTGCCTGCAGTGCATAAGGATTGCTGCCGGCTTCTCCCCAGCTGCCACGCTCTATGTATTGTTCTAGATATTTGTGCATCCTTGTGCCGATGCCACTGGCTTCACGGGTGATTGCTGTGGCTTGTTCTTCGCCCACTTTGCGACGCCATTCCATCAGATGTGTTTTGTCTTTGGTGCTGTCCAGTATGGTGGTCACTGACGGCAGTGCTTCTCCATTGGGACAACTGTACAATCTTTTGCCATCCACCAATACTCTTTTGAGATTCTCGTACTGGTATTTGGGCTTCAATAGTGTCATTGATTCTATTTTCTATCTTCGTCTGGTGTGACGAACTTGCTGAGGTGTGTGAGCTCATCCAACATCTCATTGGCTGAAGGATAGTCTATGGGATGACTGAAATAAGGATCCACTTGACTTTGTTCGTCATCTTCTGCTTCGATACTCTTAACTTCAGGCACATAGTGAAACAAAATTTTCTCCACGCCATTCTTCAGTGTCATCTTGCTGCCGGCACAGCCTGAACAGGCCCCGCCCATCTGTAATTTCAAAACTCCTGTGAGTGGATCGAAATCAACCAACTTCACAGCACCACCATGACTGCCCACTGCTGGCAGCACATATTTTTCTATCACTGTGTTGATGTCGGAGATTATATCCGCTTTGGTTCTTTCGCTCATTGTGTTAGTATATAGTTTGTGTGGATGGGTGTCAATCTTTTTATTTGGATCGTTTTTTAACTGCCTGCTGTGCCAATCTATCCACTGAATTCTTTTTTGGTTTGATAGGAGCTGTGTTGTTTTTGGTTAGATCAGTGCGTAGTGTGATGCCATCTCGGTCAAAATTTTTGATCAATGATTTAAGATTAACATCGGTGTCATAGGCATTTTTAAGTGCATCAAAATTGTATTGATTGCCTTTGACATTCTGCATGATCTTGTTCAGTGCCATGTAATTGATGTAGGCAGATTGCTGATTGCTGTTGGCTGTGGAAATAAAATTTCTTAATACTTGAATAAGAGCGTTGTTTTCAGATTCTGCTATTAAGCCTTTTTTTTTGAAGTGCGTGATAGCATTTCTGCCAATCTTGGAGATCTTCTGATGATTGATTCTCTTTTTTTTCTTTCTGCAGGTTCTTCACCGCCTGTGGCTGGTTCGCTAGCAGTGAAGTCATCTGCTGTGTCTGGTGTTACTTCTGGTTCTACTTCTGTTTCAAGATCTTCAATGTCATCTGTTGGAGCATCCGCGCCCAAAGTTGCCGGCGCTTCTTCGCCTGTCAGAACAGCTACGCCGTCTGTGAATGATTTTCTTGTGGTTTCCAATTGTGAGTACAATGATTCTAAAGATGGTTTCATGGTGTTAACAAATTGTTCTGATTTTTCAGATCCCATCTCGTCTCGGATACTATCGCCTAATTCCAACATCACTTCTGTTTGCATTTTTGCTGTGTCTTCCATCCAGCCTGTAATTTTGTCCACCAATCCATTGGCGCTCATTACTATTCTAGCTGACTCTTCAGCACCTTCTTTGATATTCTTTTTCTTTTTGTCTTGAATGGCTTTTTTCATAGGTTCTTTTTTATCTCCGTCTTTGTCCATGTCTAAAAAATCTGGTTTGGCTTCGGCCACTGCTTCTGCTGGTTCTTTCATTTCTATTCCTGCTGCTGACATGAATTTTGCATGATCAAAATTTGGATTAAAATGTTGGAATATGGCCGAATGATGTTTGGCATATTCTGCTCTCTTAGCTGGATCTTGAATATCTTTTAATGTGTCAGCCACATATTGAAAATGTTGACGTGACATTGTTTCATCCACTGTGGTTTCACTTTCATTTTTTTCCACTGACTTGGCAATATCGTGTGCTTTTTTAATTGTGGATTTTTTAAGTGGTGGTTGATCACCCGTGCTCTTCATGGCCTGTGCCATGCCTATTGCGTAGGGACTTTGTGCCTTCTCATCTGTCTGTGATAATTCTTCAATTTTTTGTTCAATCACTTTTAAAAATAATCTATTTTTTTGATATGCTTCACTTGAATGTATGGCATCAAAGTTGGTTTGATTTTCAATGGTCAATAATTGATTGGCCAATTTGTCACGGGCAGTGGACAGTTGTTCTGCTGTGAATGATTCCAAATTGATTTTAGAACCAAACATCTGCGCCACCCTGTTGTTAAGGTCTTCTGCTGTGAGAGTTTTGATCAGTTGTGTAAATTTCATTATAATAAAGTCCTTGCTTGAATTTATTTAGTCAAAGATATAATGATCCAGTTCAGATCTCAGCGTTAAAACATCATCCCAAGCCACATCATAGCGTATTTCTGCAGCGGATTTACGGTTGTGATCTTCGCTGAAATATATGGTGTGTTTGAAATGCACGCAATCATTGTATTTTTGTTGTATTTTTTCGTCAATTTTGAGTATGTTGGCAGTGCTGCGAGTCTTGCCTTCTGCGTGACTTTTGGCAATGGCCACTGCTGCGGTTTTGCTGAAAGTGCGAGCCACCTGCTCACCAGTGATGATGTTGAACACCAAAAATCCATGACGGCTATCACGCACCACCATATGCTTGATTCGCACACTGTTACCCTGTTGAATGGGCATGCACAGTGTTTGTGCTTCACGATCTATGAGTTTGAGTATTTCTCTAGCAACCGTCTTGCGATCTTTCATTGCTCACCACCCATGTTTGATTATTTTTAATAATTTTAGTTATCAAAGATTTTCTTATGAGATTCTCAATGATGAATTGTTCTCTCTCTGTGAAACTGACAATGGGTGTTTGATTCTGCATGCGGCTCAACAGAGCAGATTCTTCATTGCTGACATATATTTCAAAATCTGATATCAATTCGTTGATCTTCATTTTGTGGTCTGTTGTCCTCTGCTTCTCTGCATGAGATTATTGATCACTGGATCTAGGTCTTTTTTCTTCACAGTGACTTCTCCTGGATTTTTGGGATCTTTGCTCTGTAATTTCACTGTGTCAGGACCCACTGCCATGATATCCATGTCTGTCTCCTTGCCGGGTGCTGTGGGCATGGGTAATTTCTGTCCAGGTTTCAATAAATTTTTGTTGGTAGCAGTGTTCATTTTGTTCATGGTGGATTTCACTGCAGGTGCAGCAGTCTTAATGGGACCTTTGGGCAGCACATTCTGAGGCATGGGTGCGCCTGTGCGTATGGCATTGGGTCCTACTTTTTTCAAGACCTTATTCAAATAATCATTGGGTGCAAATTCTTTTAATCTCATTTTCTTATGGGCTTTCTTTTGCCAGGTTTATAGGGTTTAAGTTTTTGACGTGCTTGACCAATGTTTAATTTTCTCACTCGACTGCTGACTGTGGCACGTTTGGTTCTGGATGCTTTGATTCCCATAGCTGATCCTCTGCGAGCTCTGGTGGCTTTGAATCTAAAAGATTTTTTGATATCTTTGGGTTTGGTACAAGTGGTAGGACTGCTCACAATACGTCCTTTGCGAATGCCGGCTGTGCATCTATAGCGTCTGGCCATGCCGCTGCCTTTGCGACCCCAGACTGAAACCACAGATTCTGACAGTATTTCCACAATTTTCATAGCAATGATTGTTGTTTTGATGTATTTAGCGTGTGTGGGCGATTACCCAGGGAATTTCATCAGCAGTGTGACTATGGTGCTGAGCAGGCCTGTGACTATGGCGCCAGTGGCCACTATGATGGTTTTGGTCATGCCTGAGTTACCCTTGAGCATTTCTGAATGCAACTCAGCCACTTTTTCTTCAATGGCAGTGAGACGTGCTTCCAAGGCTTTGTAACGCTCGGCGCAAAGATCCACGTGTGCTTCTAAATTTTCTTTTTCCAGTTCGCTCATACAGATATTTATCTGCTAGTCTGTGGTTTTAAGTGTGCTGTTTTTATAAAACACTATGTTTGTGTTCTGAGGATCTTGAGTGATAAAAATATTGTTGTTGATGTTGATGCTCTCTTTGAGATTGGAGATCATGGGCACCATGTTGAAATCTTCCTGCAGTTGTTGCACAGTGACATAGTCTGGCTGATCTGTGTCAAACTCCATGAACCAAATCTGATGCTGACCTTGATATCTGCTTCCAAAGGCAAATTGTTTCACATCCTTGTGCAGAGCCACTGGACGACTGTGTATGTTCACGTTGCTTCTCAGCATGAGACACTGTTCAAACACATTGTAGTTGGATTGCTGATCCACAGCACAGCGATCATTGCTCTTGTGGCGATGCTGATCAGTTTTGGTGATGTCTATGAGTGAATAAACTTGGTACATATCGTGGGTATTTAACAGTCAATAAAAAAGGGCGCCCAGTTTCCTGAACGCCCTTTAATTTAATAACTTACCCAATTATTTCTAATTAAGCAAATATTGTTAACACTGTAGTCACTGCACCTGTCACACCGTGAGCTGTTGAAGGCTCTGCTGCGTAGGTTGCTGTGCCTTGAACTGCGATTTGGATGTTGTCAGTTACTCCAGATGAAAACGCTGATCCATCAGCAGTCGAAACGCCAGCGATGGTAAAGCCATCGAAAGCAATATCCGTTAGGATAGTGCTCACTTCTGTGTTTGTCATGTTGGTTTTCGCAACGTTTACGATTGTGGTTCTTCCACCAATACCTTGATTTAAAGAAATCACGGGTTGGTTTGTATTTGTTACTGTAGCCATTGTTGTTCTCCTTTTATCATTGTTAATGGCCAAATCCACGCTCCGTGGACTGGTTGTGATTATTTATGGCATCTGATGCCAAAATTCTCTACAGTGTTAATTTTTGGGGGGTTTAGTACTTGGTAGTGGGCGTGTACACAGTTTGACCCTTCATGTAGGTGTCCACAAAAGTGCTCACATAATTCTTGGTGTCAGGCTGTGACAAAAACTTTTTGATGCCTGCACCTGTTTGAATGTCTTTGGTAAATTGTAATTTTGTGGCTGGTTTCACATTTTCTGCAGTGGCCAATGCTCTCAGTGCTCGTGCCTGCTGTGCAGTGATGGGGTGTTTTTCACCATCATCTGTGGTCACGTGTGTGATGGGATTGGGATTGCCTCTGCTGTCCAACACTTTGCCCAACTGATTGAACATGGTGTCCTGTTTGAATTCTTTGTCCAGCCCTGCATTGGGATCATCTGCTGGATCCATGATGCTGATCTTTTTGGGCATGAAATCTGTTGCTTTTACCATACTATCTATTTAGTGCAAAATTCACTTTTGAGAACCCTGCTCTGTTCACCAGTTTGATTGGGCCTTGAGCTGTTTGTATCACATAGCCCTCACCACCTGGTTGATCGTTGATGCTGGCAGTCACATCCGACCCTTGATTGTCCAATTGTGCAATCACTGAATCTTTGGCTGCTTGAATGCCTGCAAACACTTTCCACAGTGCATTGAATCCCACCACATTCTGTTTCACATAATCCACAATTTTGCCTTGTTTGTTGCGACTCACAGCACTGGTGGTTGTGAGCCATTTTACAAAATCTCTGCCCAAGTCTTTCATGCCAGTGAGCACTTTGCTGTTCACATAGGTGTACAGTATGTTGGCAAAATCTGACACTTTCATTGCAGTCAATTTGTTGCGATCCAACACTGTGTCAATGTCTCGGGCATGTTGTGTCAGCATGGATTTTACCTGAGCCAACTGAGTGTTATCCAACTGCACAGGATTGCTCACAGTGACTGGTGGCACCACCAGCAGTTTGCTGCCTTTGAATTCTAAATCATCTGGCACAGGCTGTTCAGTGCCCTGCTCATTGATCATGCTGTGAATCACCACGCCCACAGAACTTTTGGCAATTTTTTTGCCCAACACACTGTCCGGTGTAACACTGTAGGTGACCACATTGGGTTTGAACTGGTATCTGCCATCTTTTAATTCAGGCTGTTGAAAATACAATATGTCTGCTCGGTAATACCCCGACAAGTTTTCTGGAGTGGCAGATTCAATGATAGGAAATACGGATTTCATTTTGTCAGCAAAAACTTTATAGTCCGCTGCCTTGTTCACATCTTTGGCACGACCTTGTATCATGGCACCCAAATCATCTGCATTGGTGGTTCTACCATCATAGCCTTTGGCCACAAATCCTGCTTTGTCTGTGAATATGAATTCTCCATTGGGATTTCTTCCAAAGATCACTCCCACTGCACCATCCCATTTGATTGTGACACTTTTTAAATTTTTATTAATATTACTGAGTGCGTCCAATGCTTGACTGGCTCCTTGACTGCCATTCCACAGCACAAAATCTTCCAGGTGATGTATTCTGGCATCTTCCAGCAATATGTCACAACGTCCTGTGATTGTTTTGAATTCTACTAATTTCATCTGCCCACCACATTCATCATGTTTCTAAACCACACATTAGAACCTTCCACTGTGTGTTCAGGCAATCGCTTGCCTGCTTTGGCAAATGACTCCACAGCATCTGCTATTAATTTTTCATAATCAGAACGGCCACGAATAATTTTGTGGATACTCTCCACACTGTTTAAATCTTTGGCTGTGTGATCCACACCCAACAACAGTTGAGCAATTCTGTCTGGATCTTTGCTCACTGGTTGATTGCTTTCGCGATTGAGTAATCCATAGTTGTGACTCCAACGATATCCCAACGCTTTGGCAATGCTGGCCAGCAATATGTGACGATCAACACCTTTGTAATCACTGCCCACTGTGCCACCTTGCAGACTGAACTTTTGCCATGTGGGATCTCCAAACATAAAATCTGTTTGAACAAATTTTTCTTTTTTCATATCACCGCCAATGGGAGTTTTGAAGTGTACAGAGATACCACTTTTGCGCACCCACTGTTTGGGATCTTGCTGTTGTGATTGTGCCCACTGAGATAATTTTGCTACCAATTCGTCTTTGCTGATTTTGCTTTCATCCACACCCAAATCCATATCACCGCTGGTGGCTGCCTTGCCTGTGGTGCCCAACATGGCATCCTGCAAAGATAATCCTGTGATGCCTTCCAACCATTTCACGGTGGGAGCCACATCTGCTTGATTGATTCTACCTGTGAGCAATTCTCCTTCAGCACCTTTGAAGATATTGCCACCTTCTTTGAGTTGCATTATTCGCTCTCGCCTTCTTGAATTTTTTTAATACCTGTTTTGAATTTTTTACTGTCACCATTGCGTATGGAATTGATAAAACGTCGCTCCAACTCTTGAGCAGTTTCAGGATCATACTTCTCATTGATCACTGCCAACAGATTGATGGCACTTTCTATGATGTTGCTGCCTTTGGCTTCCACGATGTGATCCAGGTCTTTGGCTCTGTAAACTGTGTTCAGTTCCTGTAAAATGGATCTAGTTTGTTTTTTCATATGATGCTTTCAAGGTATTTACCGTCAAATGTTACCAAAAACACCATGTGTTTAATTATAGCACTGTGCTGGGCGGTTGTCAAGTGATTAACTGCGTGTATTATTGGGGGTTATTGCTGTGGATATTCTTTGTTTTGAACTTTTTTGGCAATGTGAGCCACATAATTGGCCATGCCATGATCACTGAAATTCTTGAATGACAATTTCTTCAACCCACGCCATATGCCACGCCATTTGTCCTTGAATCTTTGCCAGTAGGTAAACTCTCTCACATTGCCAAAAGTGTTGATGTATCTGATTTTGCCGTGATGCACATAGCCCATCACAGTCAATGGCACACGTGTGACCACGTCTGCATTGTTGACCCAACGCCAGTGTGGCACATGTAGATTGTTCACAAACCCTCTCCAACCTGCTCGGGGCGAACCATAAGTGAATATGGCACCCACAGTGATCTGTGGAGCCAAATAAAAACATCTTGCAGCACAAAGTGTGGTCATGGCAGCACCCAGACTGTGTCCAGTGAACCATGTGATTTTTTCTGATGTTTCAATCTGCTTTTTTAATCCTTCCCAGATCTTGTCTGCTTCCAATTTGAATCCTTTGTGTACCCTGCCCATGGTGCGGCTTTTCACAGGCAACGCTCTGAGATCTGCTGCTAGGTCATTGAATTCTGTGGGTTCAGTGCCTCTGCAGGTCACCACTAGATCTGTGGCAGTTTCAAAAGTGTAACCCTGAGCACCTTTGTGATCAAAGAAATGCACTTCTGTGAATCCTATTTCTTTTGCCTGTGCTGTGGCTTTTTTTTCGTCATTGTAGGCAATCATGCTGAGCTCAGCAAACAGTAGGCTCTGTTCCCATTCATTGAGACTGAGTATCTGACGCTGTTTGATATCACTAATCATATGTGTTATTTATGAATTTGGTGATATTTTATGGATTTTGGTAGAATTGATATGCGTTTGCAGCAAAAGATTGCTGCATTGCAGCAAAAAAGAAGTTGACTTTGATAAATAACACTGTTATATTATTGAAGTTACAATGGTGTAACACAGACACAAACACACACAAAAGGAGAACAACATGTCTACAACAACAAGAAACGGCTACGAAATCCGTGCCGACCTATTAGGACTTGCGAAATCAATCGCCGAGTTCAACTACACAATCAAACAACAAGAGTATGAGTACAGCCTAAGAAAAGAAGGCGATCAAGTGGTGGCCGAATTCAAAGCCCCTACCATTGCCGCTGAAGACATCATCCACACAGCTCAAAAGTTCAATGAGTTTGTGACCAATGGTCAATCTTATGCAGAAAACACTCAGGTGTTGATGGAAGGTATGAAAAAGTTCAATGCAAAAGTGCAAGAATCTTTCAAACCAGAAGCCATCCTTAACAATGTGAAAGAATTTCAATCTAATGTAGAGAAATTCACCAAAGCATTTGTTAATGGTGTTGAGAAGAAGTAGTTTTTAATTTACAAAACTAATCATAACGGTTGTGGCAGACATCAGCAGTGTCTTTTGTCTGCCTTGACCCATATAATAAAAGTAAAATATGTTACCTTATAACATTTGTGAAAATCGTTGGTTGAGCAGCACCAAGAAGAAGGTCAAGTTGCACTGGATGGAATATGAACCAGTGTATGCAGTGCTGGCAGGCATCTGCGGAGTTGCACTTTTTGCGTTGGCCGTGGTGACTTCAATCTCCAGTTTTTTACCTTAGTCTAATATTTTTAGTGCAGAGTGGAATCTATTTTGGGTGGGTTCACACCTGTGTGGCCCGTGAGGCTGTCTATTCTGGCTCGAAAATATTCTTGTACTATACGATACTTCAATATCTTGGTCTGATTTTCTTCTGTCAGCCCTTCACCATCCAATTCATCTATGGCCATTTGTAGATGGTCAATCTCTTCCTGAAACAGTTCTTCCAACGTGAGTTGTTCGTATAAATGACTGTCATCCATCAAATTATTTATGGAGTCACTCATTATTTGCGGGGGGACTTTTGTTTATTGGGAGCATACACATAGTTTGCCCAATCTGAGAATACAGTGATCAAATATTTTTTAATTTTTTTAAACATGTTTAGTCGTTGTATTTAGTGAACCCTGTGGTGAGCCCTTTGATCAATGTGTCTATCATCACTTGATTGTGATTGGGAGTGGGTGCTATTCTCAATCTTTCAGAGCCTTCAGGCACTGTGGGATAATTGATGGGTTGAATATATGTGTCATGCTCATACAACAGATGATCACTTATTTTTTTACATTTTTTTGGATCTCTCACCATCACTGGCACAATGTGGGTTTGATTCTCCAATATTTCTATGTGGGCTGCTCTCAGTGCCTGTTTGGTCTGATACACCATGCTTTGATGTTTTTCTCTCAATACCTGACCTGTTTCATCTCGTAAGAATTTAATACTGGCAGTGGCACCTGCACACACCACTGGTGGCAGCGAAGTGGTAAAAATAAATCCTGAACTCACTGATCTCACAGCATCAATCAATTCTGCAGCCGAAGCAATGTATCCACCATGACAGCCAAACGCTTTGCCCAAGGTACCATTGATGATGTCCACTCTGGATTCTAGCCCTAACTGTTGCACCATGCCTCCGCCTTGCTCGCCGTACAAACCCACGGCATGCACTTCATCTATGTAAGTTATGGCGTGGTATTTGTCGGCAAGTTCGCAAATTTCAGAAATCAAACTTACGCTCCCATCCATGCTATACACGGATTCAAAGACAATGCAGGGAGTGCCTTTGACGGCCATCAGTTTGCTTTCTAGATCCTTCATATCATTATGTCGGAATACATGCTTCACAGCACCACTGTGTCTCATACCTTGAATGAGACTGGCGTGATTTTTATCATCACTTACGTATTCAACATCCGGAATGATTTTTTTCAAAGCGATCAACGTCCATTCATTTGCGACGTAGGCAGACGTGTACAATAATGCAGCTGGTTTGCAGTGCAACACAGCCAACTCTTGCTCCAATGCCACGTGATAATGTGAGGTACCTGAAATGTTTCGAGTACCACCAGAACCTGCTCCCACATGATCCAATGCTGTACGCATGGCATCCAACACAACCTTGTGTTGGCCCATGCCAAGATAATCATTGGAACACCAATTGACCACTTTTTTGATGTTGTATTTGGAATGCCATATGGAGGTGGGAAAACTGCCCCTTTCTCTCTGTATGTCATTGAACACACGATAGTTGCCGGACTCTTTCAGTTGATCCGTGACCTGTGTGAATTTGTCAATTGGCAGCATGATTGTATTTATGGTGGTGTCTAATTGAAGAATTTATCTATGGTTTGCTGACTGACCTGATCCACTGACAGTTGCCATTGACGGGCCCACTTGGGTTCTTGAATCATTTCTTTTTTGGCATTGTCCAGTATCATCCAATATTTGCGTTTGATCTCCATCTCCAACTGATCAGGGGTCCACAGTGATACGCCACAGATCATTCTCCAAAATTTTGGTCTGTCTCCTAGATAAAATTTATCCAGCATGATGTGATCAGATGTGATGGCATATCCGTTGCCCAACATGAGGGTGTTGTTGCTCTTCCATTCATCTGAATGCAACAGCATCACATGATCATGATTCACAGGTCCTCCCATGAACAACTTGTCTCTGCGAAACTCTGTGGTCTTGAATCCTTTGATACGAAACACTTCATTCACTGTGGTGATGTTGGGTTTGTTCAATATCACTCCGGCCACGTGATTGATGCTTTCTTCATAGATCATTATCACAGATTTGTCAAATGTGGCATCAGTGCCCATCAGAGGTGTGCTGACCAATATTTTATTGAGAAATCTTATCATCTACTGTACAAGGGCAAAGGTCCTCCATAAGGTTTTCCTTTGATGATCTTGTCCTTGACCTTGATTCGTTTGCGACCTATCTTGAAACTTTTTTTGCCTTCTCTTCGTCTCAGACCTTGACTCTTGCAGGATGCCAATTGACTGGCTCCCAGTTCTGAATTGCTTTTACGACTGCGACACAGTGACTTGCTGGCTGCCACTTCTTGTGTGATGTCTATGCCAATTTCTTGCAGTTTCATAAAAATATTTAGCGATATTTGTCAGCAGGCACACTACTTACAGTGGGTGCATCTGGCAACAATCTAAATGTGAGCACTTTACGACTACCGCGTGTGGTGCCTATGCTGATGTCACCACTGCTGTGCTGTTCAATTTTAGTGATGGTGGCCACATGACTGCCCAACTGTATTCGCTGGCCTATCACAAGGTCTATGCTGATTTGTCTGAGATTCATTGGAGGATCTCCAAATGTGTTTGTTGATACAGTATTTAAGCAAACTAATATAATAAGTGTATTTTGGTAAATATTACAAACATTACAGAAAAACAACATGGCAGCAAACGGCATATCAACACTGACTATAGCAAGTGGAACTATTCTCACAAAAAATATCAATCCACCGC